AGAGCGCCGGGGATGAATGATTGGTTCATGTTCATGGTGTAATCCTTACGTTGGTTGTTAGTACAGCTAATAAATGAATTCGAAGCAACAGGTGATGTAGTACTAAACGCCAGTCACTTCACTAAATGACACGGGCGGCTGCGAGGAACGAGTAGCCGGGGTGGTCGCTTGCTCCTCTTTCACGATCCATGCCTTGTTGCCATACAGCTCTTTGTGGACCATGAGATCCCACTCTGCCTCCTTCAGAGTGTCGCGCTTGGTGATGTGAACGTCCTGATCGTGGACCCAATAGACGTGGTACATGGTTCATGCTCCATTCGCTGTAGGTGTAGGTTTCTGGGACAGCTTGCTCGTTGAGTTTCTTGGCGAAAGCTTCAGCTTCATCTCGGTTATAGAAATCCATGATGAAGTTGTCGTGGTTGCCGTAGCAGGTTTCTTCTGGACCAAGGAGGTGCTTGATGACGTAGCAGGGGTTCAGGTCGAGGTCACAGTCGCCGTCGACGAACCAGTTACGAAGCTCGATGGTGCGTGATTGATGTGCCATGGTGCATGTCTCCTTAGAAGTAGGTTACGAATACAGCGTATGCAATAAGAACGACGATCCCGGTGTTGCCGTGGATCAGTAAGTAGTCGAGTGTCTTCATGGTGCATGTCTCCTAAAGGTTGATGACAGTGACGTTCATGTCAGCGTTGTTAGCGATGTTGATCATGTGCTGAGTGCCACGAGATCCGTTTTGATGGAACGCAATCAGACAATCTGCGTACTCGGCCATCTGCTCATTGCGTTTGTACCCAGCAGACTTGCCGTATTTGTCCCATTGAGCAGGGAAGATTCGGTAAGACAGGTCGTGCTCACGGGCATAACGCTCGCCAAGACGATCAGCACCCCGCGCACCCCCAGACACAATTTCAATGTCAACGTCGTTTGAGTGTTTGGCGATCCAGTTGTCGATGACTGTCCTGGCGTAGGGGTAACAGGTAAATGTGCGTGAACCAGCGATGATGAGTTTGATTTTGTCCATGGTGCATGTCTCCTGATGCATGGTGGATTCACAAATAAGAATGAGCGGTGTTGAGGAACGAGACACCGAATGTGTACAAAATAAAAGACAGATTATTAATAACCCTACAAATAGTGCGGGAATGTGTGCCAGAAATGGACAATGTGTGCCAGGTGTGTGCCAGGTTGTGTGCCAGCAAATTTGAGGCTATTGCTAGCTATTACCATGTGTGCCAGCTTTTAAGGGTTTTACTCACATAGGAGAAATTCAATTTTGTAAAAAACAAAAACGTGTCTATGTGAAACAAAAAACGCTCAACCCTGACACACATGGCACACATTTCGAGAAAGTGTATGTGTATCAAGGTGTTAGCGATGTAGTGGGGTGGCACACATGGTGGCACACAGTTGGCACACATGGCACACACCCCACGCGTCACGGACAGGCCCCATGTGCCACGGAAAAACCGGCCATGAGTCATGGTGCATGGATAGCACGCAGAGCCCCGCCTGTCGGCCGGTAAAGGGGGACTACGCCCCCGGCTCCTGGTCGATGAATAGGTATCCGTCCATTTCCTCGATGCCATCGAGCGATTCCGCGATGTCGAAGGCCGCGACGGTGATAAAGGAGAGCAACAGCTCCCCCGGATTCTCCTTAGCGAAGGTCCATGCTTCACGGGCGATGAACTTTGCGTAGTCGATAGCAGGTTTGGTGTTACGAATCATGAGTCATGCTCCATTGATGATGGGAAGGATGATGTAAGGGACGACGGTGAAGGCAAGAGCCATGCCTAACGCCGTAGCAAGCAAGTTGATAGCGAGATTTTTCATGAGCCATGCTCCATGGTTGATGGTTCAGGGATGAGGATTGCAATGGGTGAGAGCCACAGCAGTATGAACAGAGCGTCGGACATGATGGTTTGTCCGTGGATTGCGATCCATGCGTGGTAAAAGGTTGCGCCGAGACAGGCCCAGCCAATGGTGAGAGCGATGTTGATGGCTAGTTTCATGGTTAGACTCCTGTTGCCCAGAGGATGATGTCGACGAATGTCCAGATGCCAGCGAGGACGCATGGGATGAGAGCGATGTTGACGGCTAGTTTCATGATGATCTCCAAAGAAGGTGGGGGACTAAGCCCCCGTTGGTTAGAAGGTGATTGCGCCAGCGATGAAGGCGGTGAGTAACTTGCCGGGGTTTTCCTTGATGGTGTTGAGTACCCGGTCGGTGTCGTTCTTGAGTCCGATCTTGAACATGCGGGCGTAGGCTTGGCGACGTTGCTCGGGGGTAGCGTTCTGCTCGTCGAGGAAGTCGTTGAAGGCGTCCGCGTAGGCTTTTTGTTGCTTGAAGTATGCGTTCATGATGATCTCCTTAGATGGGCTGGGGGTCGTTGCCGTTGGTGGCGGGTGCGAGGTATTCCCATTCGTCATCGAGGGGGATCCACTTGAATTCGTCGGATGAGTCGAAGTCGAGTTCTACAGTCGGGTCTTCGTACTTATTGAATGGCAGTTCGTACTGTTCCATGGTCAATCTCCAAGTAAGCGAGCGTCATTGCTCACAAACACGCAGGGGCAAGTGCGAGGAACGAGTGCTTGTAGGGGTTACTGACGAACAAGGTTCATGCGTAATGACCCGAAACAAGGTTCCAAGTCGGAAAAAGGGGGAAGGGGGTGCATGACCGACCGGCAGGGAGACAGTGCGTCAGCGGTGTAGAACTACTTTTCAAAATTTTTTTGCAAAAATTTCTGCAGCCCCTATCTTCAAGTAAAAGACTGGGGGATGAGCGTGTGAACACGCAGCACTGCACTGCCTGTAAAGCGGACGTGCCGCTTGAGCAGTTCGAGCAGTATCCAAGCGGCAAGCGGCGCAAAATCTGCGAACCATGCCGCATGAAACATAAATCACGCAGACGCCACATGGTTATGGACGGGTCTCCCGAAGCATACCTGCGGCAGCTCGTATCCAAGCTCAAGCACACTCGTAAGAAGACCCATGACTGGATGCTGACGCCCGAAGAGGTGTTCGAGTTGTGGGACGAGCAGAACGGTCGTTGCGCTGTTTCCGGTGTGACGCTAACTCATCACCTGGATGGGTCCGGTGCCAAAGAGTTCAATGCGTCGATCGACCGTATAAACAACGAGGAAGGTTATTCAAAAATAAATGTGCGTCTTGTGGCCTACCGCATCAACATCATGCGGCACACATTATCGACAGACATGTTTTGGTGGTGGGTTAAGACTGTTCACGACTACTCTTGCGAGTAACTATTAGTGCAGGTAATATATAGCCATGTCCGAGTGTACTGAAGCTTATGCAATAGATGGGCTTCTCGAAGCCTTAGTTGGAGTCGGACTACGAGAAAGCGGCCAAGAAGTACTTGTGTACGACGCCGCACGCGTTGAAGAACTGTTAGAGAGCCGTGGTGCAGAGCTCTCATTGTGGGCGTTTATACAGGAGCTTAATGTGGCTAGCCTGGGTGAACGCGCACCTATGTTTGTTTGGTTGGACGACGACTTACGGTATGAAATCAAAAGCGGAACTTCTGGAGGAAGGCATCGAGTCCATTAGTTCGGACGTTGACCTCACGCATACAGAGTTTCAGTCATATATGCCGTACATGGGCCTGGCTCATGGATCATTGACCGTGCAGCAGGAAAAGCTCGTCATGCTCGTAGCATCAGGCATGTCGATCAGGGCTGCAGCGCGTGCTACAGGCTACAAATCATACGATGCAGCGCTCAAAGCAGTGCGTCGACCCGAGTTACAGAAGGCATTGGACTATTTTCGTGAGCAGGCGCGGGAGACCGTGAAGTTCACGATCGCCAATGCTCATGGCATGTATATGGAGGCATACAGCGCCTCTGCTAATGCCACGGAAATGAAGAACACCACTGATTCCTTGGTCAAGCTGCATGGACTGGTGCAGCAAGAACCGCAGGCCCAGGTAAACGTGCAGATCAACGCAACGGCTAAGCAGCTGGAGCGTCTGTCAGACGAAGAGCTCATCAAGATCGCTGGCAAAGACAACGCGTACTTGGAGCCCTCAGTTGAGCGATGAGATTGTCAAAAGGGAGTGCGCCCATTGCAAAACGCTCCAGCCAGAAACGCTGTTTGCAAGCGATACGGCTGATGAGTGTGTTTACTGTCTTGCGGAACGTA